AGGTGGTGGTGCAGCTTCAGGCTCAGCAGGAGCAGGAGTATCTGCGGAAGGCGAAGGCACTCCAGAACAAAACCCAATATTTAGACAAGTGTATGAAGCAGTTTTAGCAGAGACAGACGCTGATGTTCGCGAAGGTATGTTAGAAGATTACATACGCATGGGTGGTATCTTTGTAGACGAACTACGAAGGAATGTACCTGCTGATGATGTTTACGGCCCAGCAACAACAGAAACAACTTCTACTGAAGAGGCTGCCGAAGCTACAGAAACAGGAGAGGAGGAAGAAGGTACTGATCCGTTATACTCCTTAGATATTTTTGCAGAAACAGCGGATGATGATACTATAGGCTTGCCTACAGACACTACAGTAGATACTGGTACAACCACAACTACTACAACCACTACTACACCAACAGGAACAACTCCCGCTACTGACACTACTTCAGGAATCCCGTCTGATACTACACCTGTAGACGGCACTACAGGAACTACAGATACTGCTGGAACTACAGGCACTACAGGCACTACAGGTACTGCTGGTACTACAGGAGACGGTACTGGTACAGGAGATGGCACTGGCACTGGAGATGGCACTGGTACAGGGGAAGGCACTGGAGACGGTACTGGAGATGGCACTGGTGACGGAGATGGTAACGGTAACGGTTCTGGAAGAGGATCAGGCAGCGGCATAGGCACAGGCGTAGGAGCTGGTAACGCCACACGCACCACAGACTCTCTCTTTGGTGACATGCTGAAGCTAGAAACACAAGTAGGCTCTACACAAGAGCTAGTGCCCTTTAGCCTGCTTCCTACACCAGAGCTTATGCCCTACCAGTATGAGCAGCAGCGGCCTTTAGAACAGTTTACACAGCCTCGTATGCTGACAAACGATAGTGGTTTACAGTTTAACTTACCACCACGACAATTAACTCAAGAAGAAATGCTACAGCAGTGGCTAGACTCACAGAAGGTTTCATTGTAATGACATACTTACAACTCGTAAACAGCGTATTGCGTAGACTCAGAGAAGATGAAGTAACATCAGTTTCTCAGAACAGCTACTCTAAACTTATTGGAGAGTTTGTTAATGACGCTAAACGCTCTGTAGAAGACTCCTACGACTGGACAGCCCTACGTACTACATTGACTGTAACCACAGACGACACAACCTTTAACTATGTGTTGACTGGTTCACAGAACAGGATGAAGCTGCTGGACGTTATTAACGACACCTCAGACTTCTTCATGCAGTACCGTCCTTCTCGCTGGATGGACAACGCTTTCTTGATTGAGACACCGCCTCTAGGCTCTCCACAGTTCTACAGCTTCAATGGTGTTAACGCTGCTGGTGACAACGCTGTAGACATCTATCCTAAGCCTGACGGTGTGTACCAGCTACGCTTTAATGTGGTGCTGCGTACAGCAGACTTCACAGAAGACACAGAAACTCTGGCAGTGCCTTCATCACCTGTTGTGCAGATTGCTACAGCACTGGGTGCTAGAGAGCGTGGAGAGACTGGCGGTACAAGTGCAGCAGAGTTGTTTGCTCTGGCTGACAGAACATTGTCTGATGCTATTGCTATAGATGCGTCACAACATCCTGAAGAAACTATCTGGTATTCTTAATGGCACAACAACTACAGAACATTACAGTAGCTGCTCCAGGCTTTTTTGGTCTAAACACACAGGACTCACCTATTGGTGTTGATCCCTCGTTTGCTGCTGTTGCAGACAACTGTGTTATAGACAAGCTAGGCCGTATTGGTGCGCGTAAGGGCTGGGTAGAGGTGTCTACTAACGGCTCTTCTGTACTAGGTACTAGTCGTGGTATAGAGACTGTATACGAGTACATTGATAACTCTGGCGATAAAGTGATACTGTCAGCAGGTAACAATAAAATCTTTACAGGCACTACCACGTTAACGGATGCTACACCAACAGGGTACACGCCTACAGCTAATAACTGGAAAGCTGTGACACTAAACAATCATGTCTACTTATTTCAAAGAGACCATGAGTACGTGATAGGCACAGACCACGATGGTTCGTTTGTACTGGAAGAACACTCAGCACACAGTCACGCGACAGGTACACCGCCAGAGGCTAACGAAGTCTTAGCAGCATACGGTCGTCTCTGGGCAGCAGACATTACAGGTAACAAGCACACTGTCTACTGGTCTGACCTACTAAATGGCCATCACTGGACAGGAGGCACATCAGGC